ATACTTTAATGCTCGCTTGTATATTTTGGTATAATCATAAAATTTAACTTTTGGAAATTCATTATATAAGCCGTGAATATTCCAATCAATGTCGCTTGTCCCGTTTAATCTTATAGCGGGTTTAAAACCTTTTTTCTTACATCTTAAAATATGTCTTTTTATTTCTGTTCTTATTTGATCTAAAAATGTTTCACGTTCTAAAAAATACCACTTCGTCTTATTAATACGACCTTGTTGAACTGAATTCATTTGACCCCGCCCCGCTTTATTTAAGCAGCTTGCCTTACAACCAATACTTGCCATTGCACAAACGTTGAAACCGCTTTCACGGGCGGGCGCTAAATATAGAATTGCGGTCATATATTTGTATTTTTGACCCTTAATTGTTTTGGCGTTGTTATCTATGTTTAATAACTTTTTAGATTTATATAATTTCATACTTTCATTTTTTAGGGGGCTATCATAACCCAATTGAAAGTGTGTATATCTTGATAGCTAAATTACACATCTAAGGGAAACCCCACTTTTAAGGACAATAAATTAAACAATTAATTGTCAATATCCTATATAATCCCTATTGACTATATTGTCAATAGTGATATAAAAAAAATATAAAGACATAAACAATAAATGAAAGTGAGGACATAATGAGTAAAACAAGTTATCCAACCAAATACCAAATCACTAAGTTAGAAAAAAGGGTAGATGAGGAATTAGACCCTATTATCAATTTAGCTGAATTGGAATTAAAGGCGGTCTTAGCTGATGAAACTGAAGTTGCTATGACTTATTTGGCTAAAAAAATAAAAGCTGATAAGGTTATAAATAACTTACAAAAAGCCGTTGAACAATTAGAGATTGCTCAGCGTCAAGCCGTGTCTTTTTTTGGTAAGGTTAAGGACGTTAGGTTAAAAGAAAAATTAAACTATAAGTTTAATAAAAAGGACAGGGATAATTATTATAGATATGATAGTTATGGACGTGGAATAACCCCTGAGGACTGTCGAGATCAACTTAGAGAATGGGCTGAAGTTTTGGCGCAACAAAAAGTTGAGAATAAACCTGAGGGCAAAAAGTTAAAAGAGCTTAAACTGTATAAAAAAGCGTCATTGCATAAAATTTGGGAATGTGGCGTCCCTGAGCAATTAAGCAATAAATTAACTGAGATTTTATCTGGCGTTAATATTATATGGGATAAATCTAAACAACTTAAATTGCAAAATAAAAACTTAAATTAACACTTGACACTATGAGGGATATTATAATAATATCCCTCATATAAAGATATAAACAAACAAATGAAAGTGAGGACAATATGACTGATATGTTTTTGGAAGTTGCCAAATCAATTCAAGATAGTGGTATGTCATCTAAACGTTATGGGCGTTTATTTGCTCTTAGAGATTTACTAACTGAAATAAACACAATGAAAAATAATCTTGATTTTACAAGTTATATTAAGATAAAAACATTAATAGAGGGTTCTATTAATAAGGTTAAGCAAGATATTAAAAACAATGAACAATTTGCTGACCCTTATTTAGATAAAATGTAATTATGTTATTTGACTTGATATTAATAATAGGCGGTTATTTAGTATGTTATCTAATATTCAATCTAAAAAAGATATAAAAAAACCCCGTAAGAAAAAAGATAATAGCAAAAAAACTGATTATTTTTCTAATTGCCGTTGTTGCGGTGAATATATACGGGGTGATTATAGGTCTAATTTTGACAAAAGGTATTGCCAAGATTGCCTTTAATACCGCCCTTGTCACGGAATAAAAAAACCGCATAAAATATATATTTTCTTAATTTTTCCCCCGTGTCTTGTCCGTGATACTTGCAAAAAGCCGTGAGCCGTGATCCAAGCTCAAAAGTTTTTGATCGCTTGTCCGTTGTTCGTGGACCATTGACCGCTTGTGCGTTTTTAAATGAAAATTCTAGCTTGTGCCTTGAAAAATAAAATAAAAAATAAAAATTTCTTAAATTATTAGAGGGTCTATTCATCGCCATAGTGCCTAAATCTAGTATACAAAGTCGTACAATAGACCCTCTAATAATTGAGCCGTGAACCAATGCTCACGGCTCAGGGAAATTTAAGCGGATCTCAACCACCATTTATCAAGTTCAAGATCCTCAAAATAGCTTTGTGCTATTTCATAAGTATTAATAACCCTTAGACCAGCGTTTAAAATATCACTATAATACCCATTTTTTGATATTTCTAATTCTGGCGCATTGTCCTCAATATAAGACCTTAAAAAATCAGACGCTAACCTATACGCTTTTTCTTTAGTAATAACAAAATCTTTCCAATCATCATCACTAAATTTTGATCTAATCTCTTTAATCTTATTGATTACAAATTTATGGGTTGTTTCGTCATTGTCTAACCACAACTTAAAATTCCAAGTTTCGTAGTTAGACCAACCATTATATTTATTATCCATAAATGTCCTCCATACTCCTTGACTAGCATTTTTAAAAATGCTAATCAAGTAAATATTTTCAAATTATTGAAAATAAATTAAACAACTAAAAAGGGACAATATGAAAAAAGAAAAAAATAGAGGGACACACTCAAAAGATAAAAAAATCTTTTTAGTAAGTGCCATTGATAGTAATGGGATTGCTAGAGTTTACGGAGTAGCACCATTTGAGGAGGATGCTAAGTTAAATTGTATTATTGCTCTAGCTGAATATATCTTAGGCAAGTTTGAAAAAGGTATGGTTTTTAAAAAAGGTTTCCTGACCGATTTTGATAGCTATGATTTTCAAACAACTATTAATCCTGATGGATGGAGTTATACCCCTGAGCCAAAAAAAGAAAAGCAATTAGCTTTTAACTTTAGTTAATCAATACAAATAGAATACTCCCTTGACCCCGTTAGTTTTACTAGCGGGGTTTTTCATTTATGCTGAGCCGTGACCCGTGTGGCGTGGTCCATTAATCTTATAGAGGTCCCAACGGCACACCAAAAAATCAAAGTGGCGAAGCCCCCATACCCCCTTTTTACAGATAGGGATCCTAATGTATGTATATATATGCTTGATTTATACAGCCGTGGGGGTTAAAAATACTTTTTGGTACCATATGAAAGAAACCATTAATAAAATAGATGAAAATAAATTACCTGCAAAAGTTCAGCAGCCATATAGAATAAAAAAACTTTTAAGCAAAAGAGAAGAAATTAAAGAAGGTGTTAGAGATGATTTTTTAAATTTTGTAAAATATGTTTGGCCAGATTTTGTAGAGGGGTCCCACCACAGGCACATCGCAGATAAGTTCAATCAACTATCCCGTGGTGACATAAACAGATTAATCATTAACATGCCACCAAGACATACTAAATCAGAATTTGCATCATACTTGCTACCAGCATGGATGGTGGGCCTTGATCCAAAACTCAAGATCATTCAAGCAACTCACACAGCAGAACTAGCCATTCGTTTTGGTCGTAAAGCAAAAAATTTAATTGACTCTGGTAGATATCAAAAATTATTTAAAACTAGATTACAAGAAGATTCTAAAGCAGCAGGACGTTGGGAAACTGAACAAGGTGGTGAGTATTTTGCAGCTGGTGTAGGTGGTGCAATCACAGGACGTGGTGCTGATCTTCTAATCATTGACGATCCACACTCTGAACAAGATGCAATGTCCAAGGACCTTTTAGAAAAAGCATACGAGTGGTATACATCAGGTGCTCGTCAACGTTTACAGCCTGGTGGTAAAATTGTAATTGTTATGACGAGGTGGTCTACAAAAGATTTAACAGCAAAATTAATTGCATCACAGACAGAAGCAAAAGCAGACCAATGGCACGTGGTTGAGTTTCCAGCAATCATGGATCATAGACCAGTATGGCCTGAATATTGGAGTGTGGAAGAATTAGAAAAAGTAAAAGCAGTTTTGCCAAATGCAAAATGGAACGCACAGTGGATGCAGAATCCAACTAGTGAGGAAGGTGCAATATTAAAACGTGAGTGGTGGAATAAATGGCAAGAAGATTACATGCCAAATATTTATCATGTTATACAATCCTACGATACAGCGTTCACGAAAAAAGAAACATCAGACTACTCTGCTATCACCACCTGGGGTGTTTGGTATCCTAACGAAGACTCTGGGGCAAATCTTATGTTGTTAGATGCAGTCAAAGGACGATACGAATTTCCTGAGTTAAGACGAGTGGCACTAGAGCAATATAAATATTGGCAGCCTGAAACAGTTATTATTGAGTCTAAGGCAAGTGGACTGCCATTAACTCACGAGCTGAGAAAGATGGATATACCCGTAACTAATTTTTCACCCAATCGAGGAAATGATAAGCATACTCGTGTAAATGCTGTTGCACCTTTGTTTGAATCTGGTATGATATGGGCTCCTGACGAAGAGTTTGCTCACGAAGTGATTGAAGAGTGCGCTTCCTTTCCGTATGGAGATCACGATGATTTGGTTGACTCAACCACACAAGCGATCTTGAGATTTAGACAGGGTGGACTAATAGATCACCCAGAAGACTATGTGGAAGAGATCAAAGAAAAAAAGAAAAGGATATATTACTGATGTCATCACTAACAGATAAATTTTCAAAAAATTTTAGCTCAGGAAAAAAGAAAGAGTTTGAAAGACGTGTCAGTGAAATGGCTGGTAATATGTCAGAGATGGCAGCGATACAGTTGGTTTTGGCAGAAATGTTTCAAGAAGGTAAAAAAGATGGTGGCATGATAGACAAGCCACTTGGATCAGGAGGTGTGAAATCTGGACCACCACCAAAAAGAGGTCCCAATCCACAAGGGTTGAATGTTCCGTTAAAACAGGTTAAGACGTAAGGTTGGAGAAATTTAAATGGCAGATATAGACAAGTCACTTCCAAATCAGGTGAGAACCGAGGTCGAAGTACCATCTGAGGAGGTTGATGTTAAAGAAGAAGAAATTGTAGAACAACCACCTGTAGAGGTAATACCTGAAGAAGATGGTGGTGCAACATTAAATTTTGAACCTGGTGCAATCAACGTCCCAGGAACCGAGAACCATTTTGATAACTTAGCAGATATTTTACCAGAAGATATTTTAAACCCACTCGGCAACGAGATGGTGCAAAATTATATGGATTACAAAACTTCCAGAAAAGATTGGGAGCAAGGATACATTCAAGGTTTAGATCTTTTAGGATTTAAATACGAAAACAGAACAGAGCCTTTTCAAGGAGCATCTGGCGCAACACACCCAGTGTTAGCAGAAGCAGTCACACAGTTTCAAGCACAAGCTTACAAAGAATTATTACCAGCAGAAGGACCTGTTAGAACACAAATTATTGGTATTACAAGTCCACCTGTAGAACAACAATCGCAACGTGTAAAAGATTACATGAATTATTTATTGATGGATCAAATGCAAGAGTACGAACCAGAGTTTGACTCTATGTTATTTCATTTACCACTTGCAGGTTCAACATTTAAAAAAGTTTATTACGACCAGTTATTAGGTAGAGCTGTTTCTAAATTTGTTCCAGCAGAAGATTTAATTGTACCATATACTGCAAACTCTTTGGACGATGCAGAAGCAATCATACACACAATAAAAATTTCAGAAAACGATTTACGTAAACAACAAGTGAATGGTTTTTATTCTGATATAGAACTTGGCCCACCAGGACCAGATACAAATAATGATTTAGAGAAAAAAGAACGAGAATTAGAAGGCACTAAAAAAACTGGTAAACAAGAACCAATGTATAATATTTTAGAGTGTCACATAAATTTAGATCTTGAGGGATTTGAAGAAGTAGATTCTGAAGGTGAACCTACAGGAAT